GCTGACAAGTGTGGATGTTTCAGACCCTTCAGCTATGGTGCGTAGTGACACAGAGCTTCTTGGTGGTTCATTTTTTGATGGTTCATTCTATCCTACTGACCAAGTATTTATAGCTTCTACCTTTACAACTATAAGAGAAGCTGACTACTCTACAGCAAGCGCTATTACTTACTCTAGCACTAGCTTAGGTTTTGGTGCGATGTCATCGTCAACTTTCAGCCTTCTAAGCCCAGACGGTGCTACAATAATCAGAGCACAGAGTTCCGCTGGTAGAATGGACGTTAGAAACCGTAGCAGTTCTTACGCTTTGTTAGATAGCTTCATAGACTCAACTTTAGACGATCCAATAGGTATGGTAGTTGATTGGGATGATGAAGTTGTAATTGTATTAACTGACTTAGGCTACGTTGTAACAGTAGACATCTCTGATCTTACCAACTTAGCTATACTTGACAGTATCTACAATGCAGATTTAGTCGGAGCATTCTCAACAATGGGCGTTGAGATTGATACAGAGGCCAAAGTAGTCTTCATGAAATTTCCAAACACTCCGTATACGCTGTGGGCATACGACTATAGCGATCCTACAACCTTAAGCTTAGCTGGCAGTGTTACTGGAACAACCTCTACATTTGCCGGTGGCTACGCTATGCTAAAATTATGGAGCTAATTTATGTACATTAAAGCAACAAACGGAATTATTGAATCATTTCCCTATACTGTAGGGATGCTAAGAAAGGAGAATCCAAATACTTCTTTTCCTCCTAAGATCACTCTGGAGGTCTTAGCAAGCTATAATGTTTCACCTGTTACTTTAGCTACTAAGCCCTTAGTAAACGCTGGACAGGTAGCTGTTAAGAATAGTGTACCTAACTACGTTAATGGTGCTTGGATTATGGGCTGGACAGTGCGTGACATGACTCAAGAAGAACTGGATCGTGTAGGTACTAGCGTACGTCTAGAGCGTAATGTTAGACTGGCTGACTGTGACTGGACTCAGCTTGCAGATGCTCCGCTAACGACTGAAGAAAAAGCGGCATGGGCTACGTATCGTCAAGACCTTAGAGATATTTCAGATCAGTCTGGTTTCCCTACAGATATAACTTGGCCATCCCAAGTATAATAAGGAATAGCTAAATGTCTGAAGGGTCACTAGAAGTTCGATTAAAGCGTATTGAAGAAACACTTATCTCTATAGATCAAGATTTAAAGATAGTTGAAAAGGCGATTCCTCGTACAAGTTTAAACGAACTTGACTCTGACGGCCACAGGCATTATCACGAAACAGTGATTCGATCAGCACGACAGCAGGAAAAGTTCTGGTCAGAGCTTCGAGAGGATCTAACAAGAAAAGGCTTGACAGCAATAATGCTCGTTGTAGGGGGCCTTATCATCACTGGTTTTGGGGTAGAGCTTAAGGCTTTACTCACTAGAATGAGCGGATAACATGTCAATTAGTGTTTTTATAGCATGGTTAAATTTATTCTCGGCTCCAGTTCTTTTTACTTTAGCTATAAGCAGATCGCCTACACCGATGTACTTTAGCCACAGGCTTGGATTGTTTGTTGTAGCTACTGGTCTTTTCTTTCAGTCCTTTGTCGTGTTTGTTGGACTTGACCAGATGAAAGCGTGGGGACAGCTGTGGGCAATAAAAGACATAGGTTGTTTCATCTTAGCTTTTTCTGCCATTTATAATTACGCAAGATTGGCCCAAAGAAAAAGCAAACTGTATAAAGATAGACAGGTAAACTAATGTCGTTAGCCTTTACAGACTTAATCGCAGGAGTATTTAAGCCAGCCGCAGAGCTGATAGATAGCCTTCATACGTCTGAAGAAGAACGATTGCAACAGAAGGCTAGACTGTTAGAGATTCAAGCGGCTTCGATGGACTCAGCGTTGCGTCATGAACGCTCCATCATGGAAGCACAAGCTAAGATTGTAAACTCTGAAGCTCAGTCAGAGCATTGGCTTACAGCGTCATGGCGTCCAATAACAATGCTGACGTTCTTGGCGTTAGCTGTAGGTGATAGCTTAGGTGTCTTGGCTACACCGTTGCGTGACGAAGCATGGATGTTGTTACAGATTGGTCTTGGTGGCTATGTTGTTGGTAGGTCTGGGGAGAAGGTTATCAAGACTTGGAAGGAGAATAATTAGTGTCTATAGTTCAAGGTTTATTTGGTGATATGCTCCCTCCTCAAATGTTGGATGGGGGTGGTGGTATGCAACCTGTTATGCAACCTCCTGTGCAACCTGCTGTGCAACCTGTTATGCAACCTCCGGTGGCTCCAGCACCTGTCAAAGCAACTCCTGTTGCTAACCAGAAAGCTGTAGCGCCTGTACAAGTTCCTGAAGAACCCATATACTACGCTCCTGAAGGACCCATATACTCCGGCCCCTCGTTAGACGAACTACAAGGTAACGTACCAGCTAGTCCACAGAAGATAATTCCTCCAAACCTAGCTACGCTGACGCAACAAGAAAGCTTTGTTGATCCTAACCAGATGGATCTGTCAGGCTTTGAAGGTTTAGACTTTGCTAACTTAAACTTTGATGGTTTAGGTGATTTACCTTCGTTTCAGATGCCACAACAACAGAGCGCTACTGACTACTTTAATCAGTCTATGGAGTTCTTAGGTGGTGTCGCTAGTGGAGACTCAGCAAAGAAAGTAAACCGCAGAGACGACATCTACAACGATTACTTTGGACAGACAGGTTATCGCTACCAAGGCGACCCAGCCAACTTCAGAGCTGAGGTAGGACTGTCAGACAACTTTGCTGTATATGATAATCCTGACTCTACCATAACAGGAGACTCTGTTCAGAACGCATACAACCTCCTTTCTTCTGCTGAAGACCCTGTAGCGGCTCTGTCAGAATACTACGGCTTTGACATAGCTCCTACAGTGAATGAGGGAGCTAACTACAAGAACGCTCACAAGTACGGCACAACTACAGAGAACATGGCACAGTTCCAGTCTCTTGTTGAGCCTATCCTTCAGCGCTCTATTCCGTACATTCAAGCAACTCAAGGACTGAACTACACAGACGCTCTTGAGTACGCTTACACCCACGACCCAATGGTTGCGGCTTTGTACAATAACTTTGGGGTTGATCTCTACAGATCTACTAAAGACGGCTCCACCTACATCTATGATCCTATTGCTGGTCAAGAGATCAGAACATTAGAAGTTAAGGACGCTAAGTTCAAAGACTACTTACCTGCCATTGCTGGTATAGCCCTGTCATTTACTGGTGTTCCTGCGGCTCTAGGAGGCATGTTTGGAGCCTCTGGAGCAACTGCTAGTGCAATAGGTCAAGGTCTAGTATCTGCCTCTACAGCGGCTCTAGGAGGTGCTAGAGGGTCTGATGTGTTTAAGGCTGGTGTCTTAGGAGCCGCTGGTGGTTATGTTAAAGGATTACAGACTACTGCGGCTGAGCTAGGAAAAGCGGCAGAGGCGGCTACGGCGGCTGGAGACGTGGCTAAAGCGGCTGACTTAACTGCACAGGCTTCTACAGCTACTTCTCAGTTTGAGCTAATGAGCACGATACAGAACACAGCAAGAGCCGCTGATGCTATCGCTAACAAAGACTACGTAGGCGCTGTCTTGATTGGTCTTGATGAAGCAGGTTTTAGCTTGAAAGACTGGACAGCAAATAAGTTATCTGGATTAGCAGGTTCTGGTGAAATCTTAGGCATGAATGCTGATGACTTAGCGGTTGGTGTCAACAAGTTTGCTGTTAAGATGTTAGAAGGTGCAGACCCTGAAGCGGCTTTAAGATCTGCTGTTGTTGAATACGCTAAAGCTGGGGGATCTTTCCCTGACTTAGGTATTGATCTACCTGACATTGACTTTGATCTGCCTGACTTTGATGGTTTAGTTTTCTTTGATTCAGTTAAAAACTCAAAAATAGTTCAAACTATACGTGATTTTGGTAGAGAGGTTGACAACAAAGTTTTAGAGCCTGTTAAAGAAGGCATAGAAAGTGCAGGACGGTCTATTGACGATAAAATTGTTCAGCCTACACGCGAAGCATTAAAAGATATAGACATTCCACACCCTGACTTTGACTTCAACATGCCTGACATGGGAGAACTCAACTTAGGTGGAGGAGGCTCTGGAGGTATGTTAGGAGGCTCAGTAGGTGGTGGGCAGTTAGCGTCTAAGTACGTAGGTAAAGGTTTAAACTTTAATCCACAACTATTGACATCAGCAGTACCACAAGGGCAACAACAAGACTACCTCGCTCAACTACTAGCAGGAAAAGCATAAGCATGACATACTTACAAATTGTAAATAAAGTCCTAAAAAGGATGCGAGAAGATACGGTAGCTACTGTCGAGCAGAATAAGTATTCAGCTTTAATAGGTGAGTTTGTTAATGACGCTAAAGGCATTGTGGAGGACGCTTGGAACTGGTCTGCCTTACGTACTACGCTTACTGTTACAACCTCTTCTGATGTATTTAACTACGCTCTAACAGGCAGTGGTAACCGTATCCACCTTTTAGATGTAGTGAATGACACTTCAAACTTCTTTATGAAGTATCGTGACGCACACTGGTTTAACAAAACCTTCCTAGTAGACGAGCCAGCTACAGGCTCTCCAATGTACTACAGCTTCAACGGTATCAACGGTAACGGAGACACTCTAATTGATTTATCTCCTATCCCTGACGGTGTTTACTCTTTACGCTTTAACTCTGTCTTGCGTACACCAGAACTGGAAGCAGATGCAGACTCTGTTTTAATCCCTTCACTACCTATCATTCACTTAGCTACGGCAATGGCTGTTGCAGAGAGAGGTGAGGCAGGTGGTCAGAGTGCGGCAGAACTCTTCTCAGTGGCTAAGAATATGTTGAGCGATGCCATTGCTTTGGATGCTTCAAAGCACCCTGAAGAAACCATATATCAAGCGGTATAATCTATGCCTCAGCAATTACAGAACATAAGCATAACAGCTCCAGCGTTCAAGGGACTGAACACTCAGGATTCTCCTATTGCTTCTGATCCCTCGTTTGCCGCTGTAGCTGACAACTGTGTAATTGACCAATATGGTCGTATAGGCGCTCGTAAGGGTTTTAGCCTTATCACAGAAACAGACACGCCTCTAGCAGGGGCGGCTATTGTTTCAATGGGGTACTTTGAAGATAGCGGTGGCAACGAGAAGATCTTCAGTGCTGGTAACAATAAGATCATGAGCGGCACTACTACACTGGTAGATGAAACTCCTGTTTCTTATACAATCTCAGATGACAACTGGAAGATGGTCAACTTCAACAACAAGATGTACTTCTTCCAACAAGGCCAAAGCCCTCTAGTGTACGACAACACCAACGGTCTGCTAGAGATTGTAGATCATCCAGACAATGTAGGAACTCCTCCTAGCTCTAACGAGGCTCTGGCGGCTTATGGGCGCTTGTGGGTCTGTGACGAGCAGGTTGTATACTGGTCTGATCTGTTGATTGGTGTTGCTTGGAGTGGTGGCTCATCAGGCTCTATCAACATCGCTAAGGTGTGGCCTGACGGCTATGATGAGATTATAGGACTAGCCGCACACAACGGCTTCTTAATCATCTTTGGCAAGCATTCTATTGTCGTGTACAGTGGCGCTGAAGTTCCAGCCACTATGCAGATTGCTGACACCCTAGCTGGTGTTGGTTGTATTGAACGCGACAGTATACAGAATACTGGTGATGATCTCGTGTTCCTGTCTCACGTGGGCTTACAGAGCTTCTCACGCATTGTACAGCAGAAGTCTATGCCATTACGTGACATAAGCAGAAACGTGCGTAACGACTTCATGGCGCTGGTAGAGACAAGGGACGGAGGGGTCAAGAGTGTCTTCTCTCCTGAGAACGCTTTCTATGTAATCAGTATCCCATCACAGTCAGTAACGTTCTGCTTTGACATGAGAGGCCCATTAGAAGACGGTAGTCACAGAGTTACTCGGTGGCCTACTTCACCTTTCCTGTCTTTTGTTCGCAAGTCAGATGGAACATTACTCGTAGGTAACACTACAGGCATTGGTGAATACGCTGGTTACCTAGACAACGATGAAGAGTACACCCTGAGATACTTCAGCAACCCTCTGTCTTTTGGCGACTCGTCAAGACTAAAAATGCTAAAGAAAATAATACCTACAGTTATTACTGGAAGCGAAACAACTGTTAAGGTTAAGTGGGGATATGATTTTATAGCAGATTATTCTACTGATTTTATACAGATTGCTGCTTCAACTCCTGCGTACTACGGAGAAGCTGAGTATGGTGTGGACGAGTACAGCACTTCTAATCTTCAAATTGTAAAGAAGGCTATCAATGCTACAGGTAATGGTACACTTGTTACAGTAGGCATTGAGGTAGATCTTAACGCACAAGCCTTTTCTCTTCAGGAGTTCAATATTCAAGCATTACTAGGAAGGATGATTTAATGAGCAATTACACTAAATTAGTCAACTTCGCGGCTAAGGATTCACTACCAACAGGGGATGCTAATAAGCTCGTGAGAGGGGCTGAAATAAACACTGAGTTTACTAACGTACAGACGGCTGTAAATAGTAAAGCAGATAAAGAATCTCCCACGTTTACTGGGACTGTTACTGTGTCAGGAACCCTTAATGGCACTATTGAGGGAGGAAGCTACTAATGGCTATTGAATTGAATATACAGCCTTATGGTACTCCAACACCAAGCTTAGATAACTTACAGTTTGGCGATATTTCTACGCCCTACGATAGCTCTATTGCGTCTACACAGCCTTTTGATATCAATCAAGCTGTTACTACTGGTCTGATGAACAATCCTCCTTCTAGCTCTAGCTCTGGAGGCTTCCTTAGTAATCTGTTGGGCGGTATAGGTAATGCAGTAGGTGGTATGGACTTAGGTACGCTTGCTAACACAGCTATTACAGGTGCTGGCTACAACCAACTACTAGACCAATTGAAAGCCTTTGGTACTTCAGCAAGAGAAGGCGCTAACCAGATAGGACAACAAGCGGCAGAAGGTACTCGTTTTGTACCATTCACCGTTACTAGCTCTACAGGTGCTGGTGCTCAAACTCAAGCAGACGGTAGCACAGCTTTTAACCTGTCACCTCAAGAGCAAGCATTACAGAACATGCTCTTTGGTGGAGCTAGTCAATACTATCAACAAGCTCAAGCGCCTATTGCACAGACTGAACAAGACATCTTTAACCGTCTACAGGCTATAGCAGACCCCACAAGAGAACGTGAGCGTTTAGCTACGGAGCAACGTCTAGCCGCACAAGGTCGCTTAGGAACCTCCTCAGCCGCCTATGGAGGCGCTACGCCAGAGATGATGGCAATGGCTACTGCACAGCAAGAGCAGTTAAACAACCTGTCTCTACAGGCTCGACAGCAAGCTGTAGCAGAACAACAGCAATACGCTAACATGGGTCAGGGTATGTTAGCTGGTGCATACGCTCCTCAAGCGGCTCTTCTTAACACCTTCCAGCAGGGTATAAGTACGGCTAACCTTGCTGACCTTGCTCGCAGACAAGCGGCACAGTTGCAAGCAGAAGCTCAAATGTCTGGTCTTGATGCTCAGTTACAAGCACAGCTTGGTAGAGCTAACTTAGGTGCTCAAGGCGTAGCCTCCCTAGCCGCTGGTTTAGGGGGTGTTAACGGCCAAGGTGGTGCTTTAAATGGCACTACGGTTAGTGGTCTTTGGGACGCAATTAAAGACTTGTTTTAATAGGAGAGACTATAATGGCATTAGGATTTTCAAGTGGTCTCTTATCAGGGCTACAGAACTTTGGACAAGGCGGCGGAGATATTCCTGCTGATCCTCGTCAACGTAACACCATGCAAGCCGCTGGAGTAACTAATCCGTTACTACAGCAGTTTGGTATGGGCTTAGGAGGTCTGTTAGGTGCTGACATGCGAAGCCCTGCTGTAAAGGAAAAAGAACAATTAACACAAAGCCTCAGCGCCATCAAAGACCCTTCTAGCTACGAAGGTATGTTGCAGATGTCTAAGGCTCTGATGCAAAGTGATCCTGCACGAGCAATACAGATACTAACTGCGGCTGAAGAGAAAAGAAAGACTGATATGGCCAAGCTTGACTCATTTGAGCTAGATTCTCTTAATATGAAAAACGAGCGAAAGCTTACTGAGACTTTAAGAGAGTCAATGGCTAAACAGCTACGTGCCAAAGGCTTTGAAGGTTTAGCTTCTCAAGTAGTTGGAGGAGATGAGGAGGCTCGTAAAAAAGGTCTTGAAATACTGGCTGAGACAGACAAAGATGGAACCTCGACAGGAGTAAAGGCTGGTACGTGGAAAGACGATGAAGATAACTACTATGTAGCTACTCGTGTTTTAAACAGGAAAACAGGCAAAACAGAATTAGAATACGAAGCTGTAGGAAATGCTCCTGAGTATGCTGGAGATAAAAAACTGACCTTAGTTGATAAACAGGGCTTAACAGCTCTAGAAGAAAGCAATCTCTCTACAACCGAGGCGGCAAATAAAGAGTTTTCTAAGATTAAGCTGAATGCTGTAAATAACGTGGGTACTTTACAAAATGAAAGAGATACTATAAAAGATGCTATAAAGTTAGCAGAGCTTGTCGAGACAGGCGGTCCACTCAACGTAGCAGGAACGGCTATTGAGAAGTTCTTAGGTGAAGTACCTGCTGACAAGGCTGAGTTTGAGCTTATACTAGGTAACACAATGTATGCTCGATTGAAGCCTCTGTTTGGTGGTGTTATTAGTGACAGTGAAAGAGACGCTATTAAAGAGATACACGCAGGACTTAAAAAAGGAAATGCAGGAAACGTTGGCATCTTAAAGAGACTAAAGTATGAAACAGATAAAGCCTATAGACTCGCAAGACTCGCTCTAGATGCAGAAAACTATGATGATTACATTAAAAAAGCAAAACAATTCTTCCCTGAAGACGATACTGGTTCTACAGGTGGAAAAAATCGACAGTGGTCTGAACTAGAATAGGTGCTTTAATGGAAACTGAAAATATTACATTACCTAACGGTGCTATAATTGAAGGTGTTCCTGTAGGCACTTCCAAAGATCTAATCAAACAGAAAGCCATAAAGAATGGACTGGCTACAGAGGAAGACTTTGGAGTTACTCCAAAGATGTCTATAACAGAAAAAGAAAACATAAAAGAAGACCTGCCTTGGTACATAGATGTTAAAGACTTCTTAAAAGAAAATATGGAGATACCTGCTGGCTTAGGAGGCTCTGTAGCTGGAGCTATGGCAGGAGCGCCTTTTGGTCCTCTGGGGATGTTTGTCGGAACTGTCGCAGGGGGCGCTTTTGGTTCTGGTGGTGGTTCTTTGTTGTCTGATTACTTTCAGGGAGAAGACTTAGACTATGCTGAGGCTGTAGAGGAAGCGTTAATATCTGCTGGTTTTGACTTAGCTACGTTTGGTTTAGGTAAAAAACTAAGCCCTGCTTTTGTTGTGGCAAAAAGAAAACTAGGAATTCCTACTTTGAAGGTGGCAGAGGACTTAATAAAAGTTGCCAAAGAAGGTGGTGAAGCAGGGTCTCAAGAGTCTTTACGCGCCTCACAGAAAATCTTAACAGAAAAAGGAGCTACGCTTCTTCCTTATCAGACTAACAAAGCTTCAGGCTTTGACATATTCAGACAAAGACTGGGTGAGGTTGGTATTATATCTTCTAAGGTTATGGAAGATAATGCTCAAAGAGTAAACCAAGTTGTAAGCGACAGCTTAAATGATATTATCAATCGTTACGGTATGGGCCTGACAGATAATAGTGCATTAGGTGAAGGACTGTATCAGGTAATAAAGGCTGGTAAAGCCTCAATGCAGGACATATATTCAAAGGGCTTGACAGAAGTTCAGCAAAAGCTAGGCAACAAAACAGTACCCACTGGTATTGTTAAAGTAGCCCTAAAGAAATTCCTGAAACAAAACGAAACAGAGCTTGGTGTCATGCTCGACAAGGACACTATAAAACTAACTGAAGACTTCTTGAAGTCACTTGGAGACGTTAAATCTGTAAAGGGGGCTACTATGATAGACTTCTTTAAGAAGATTGGTAATGACATTTCTAAGCTTGGTGACTTAAATTCAGGTGTTTACAATGGAACAGCAGAGCGCGAGTTAGCTGGGCTGTCCTCTTCTTTAAGAGAAGCTCTTACAAATACTCTTAAAACAGTAGACCCTCAAACAGCCCTTAAATACTCTGCTCTGCAAAAACAGTATTCTAAATCTTTGTCAGGGCTTCTACCTGAAATAAATGCAAACTTTATTAAGAGAGCAACTAAAGAAGACTTTGGATCTCTAGGAAGGATGCTACTAGGTAATGGGAACCTAGACAGCACTAGAAAGTTTCTAAGCAGTATTGACAAGGCATATGAGTTGGCAGGTAAAGCAGGAGCAAAAAACCTTCCATTTAAGTCTGCCAAAGAAGCTAAAGGCGCTATTAGAGAGGCTTATTTAAAGAACGCTTTCCCTGACTTGGGAGATGAGTTTGCAATAAGTAAGTATAGAACCTTTGTTAATAACTTTAACAATCCAAATAAGAGTAGAAAGCTGAAGGCAATCTTAGGTGAAGACTATGCTCACGTTAAACAGCTTGCTAACTTAATGAAGGAGGCTTCAGAAAAACCCAGCAGTAACATCGGAGAGCTGGTGCTTAGAAACAAAGAGTATACGGCACTGTTTGGTGTGGGTACTGCCATTGCTGGAACTGCCTCGGCAGGTGTTGCAGGAGGTGGTTTAGCGGCTGGTGCTGTTTTGCTTACTCCTGTACTTTTTTCTAAGATGGCAACAAATCCTAAACTTGTAAACAAGATGTTAGCCTTTAACAAAAGAGCGTTTAAGTCTAAAGATGCTCTCGCAACCGCTGGTGGTAACTTAATATGGGATATACTTAGAAGTCTTCCAGAAGAAGACCAAGCTGAAATAGAAGAAGCTTCTAAGCAAGCAGAAGCGTCTAAGCAATAAAAAAAGGGGGCTTAATTGCCCCCATCTTTTAAGTATTCCAAAAGTTTCTCAAACTCCTCAATAGTTCCATCGTTTTTTAGAACATTAGCCCTGTTAGACATGATAACAATATTGTCCTTGGTATAGCCTTTGTTGGGGTCATGTCTATCTATTGATGGTATATCCATTGGTGTTTTAAAAACAGGACAGTAGTCTGGCACTACAATATCTTCAACCTCTAGATCAAAATCTAAGCCTTTTAATTGTGCTCTCGACTTAGCTCTACTCCAGATTTTATACTCTGTTGTTTTTGAAGACCATGACTTTTTGCTTAATGGTTTTCTGCACTCCTTACATACAGAATTAATCCCATCTTTACAGCCCTTATGTTTATGGAAAGAAGAGTGAGGCTTTTCAGCCCCACACTTAGTACACACCCTAGACAATTTCACAGGAATTTCCTACACACGCTAGCTCTTGAGAGCCTTCTGTCACGTCACTAGCTTCATTCAAATCCCAGCTCACTGTCTCTGGCATTGCCTTCACTAGCTCGTTATATTGCTCTTCCGTAATTGACTCATATGGTGCTTGCTCATAGGTATGGTCAGAGTAAGGCAAAAAGCTAACACCACTAACACTATCGAAATTATTGTATAGCCAGTTACCAATAGCAAGGTATTCATCATCTCGATAATACACTGTAATAGACGGTTTATGCTCACACCAGTGCTCCTGATACATAGTCCACAAGTCAAGTTGCTCTAACCCTGTCTGGTCTCCAGCGATCACCGCATCCTCTGGAGCCTTCTTAACGAAGGAGAATACCTTTGTAGTGGGTGATAGGTTATCGTTCTCTACAGGGACTCCTGCGGCCTCTAGGACACCACATAACGGATCCCTAGCGTCAGCACGTACACGACGGATATAATAAGGACTAAACCTACCATGTATTCCAGAAGCGGAGTCCACCAATTGCGATACTGTGCCGGAAGGCTTAACGCACGTGATAGCCGCACTCTGATTGATTCCAAGCTTTTTAGCCCACGTTTTATTAGTGGCAATAGCTTCATTCTTTAGATCCTCCAATATCTCTGATAACTCTCTTCGTTTACCATTGTCAAACCACAGACCACCGTCAGACTTCATTGCCAAGACAGGATGGTCTAGTATCCCTGTCATGCTCACTCCCAGAAGAGCTTCCTCCTCTGTGTTTTCCTTCCACTTTCTTCGGAGGTATCGGAAGTCTGTGAGGGTAGCTTGGAGAGTTCCAAGGATACTTGCAATTCGTACTTTCCCTCGCAGAGACTCGTATGTGTCGTCAGCCCTGACAACAACTTCTGACAGGTTACAAAACTGGTTTGGTCTGAGGATAATCTCTGAGCAAGGATTTGTGCCAAAGTCCCAGTTGCTATCTCGTCTACCATTTTTCTCAGCTTGCTTCTGACTTGCCACTCGACTAAAGATACCTCGCTCGCCTGATCTAGATTCATATAAACTTACCCACTCGTTTAGGAAAGCCTCGAAGTCAGGCTTCTCTGTGTAACATGCGCTGTTGTTTGCTAAGCCCCTTTGCGGCTCTTCGATCCACCACTGGCCGTGCTTCGCCCTGCGGAGCCTGTCGTCCGTGAGGTTGCTGAGGCTGATGAGGGCGCTTCGTCTAACCCCTCCAACAACCACGATTTGAGCGATTTTACAGCAGAGATCGTGGCATTCAATGCTACTGAGCTTGCGTCCTGCCGCTTTCTTAAAAACATCGACTGTAAATTTGAACAGTTCAACAAGTGGTTCAGGGCCACTAGCTCTTCCTCCAAATGTTTTAAGAGTTGCTCCTGCTGGTCTGACTTTTGAAACATCCCACGAAGGTAGCTGACCGCTGTAGAGTAGGCTGACGAGTTCTCGGTAGGCTTTTGCCCATCCGATTTTGCTGTCGATGACTTGGATTGTTGTTTCTGTTTCATAAAAGTCCTCCGCGACTTCA